CGTAAAGAAATCCTTCGGGCAGTTGATCAGATCCTGCAATGTCGTTTTCGTCACCGTTACACCTCCTCCGTATACATCAGAGCCAGCGCGGCCTTAACAATGTCTGTCAGCTCCGCCGTGATGGCCAGAAACTCCGGCCGCTCCTCGTCGTCGATCACGCCGTCCTCGGCGATCTCCAACAGCCGGTCGTCCCGGTGGCTCTCGGCAAAGCGCATGATCCGCCGCACCAGCTTGATGGTGGCCGTCTCCAGCCGCTCCGGCCGGGCCTCCTGCACGCACTCCGGCAGCAATGCGCCAAACGCCTGCAAGTGCTGAACGCCCAGAAACTGCGTGTCGTAAACGATGCACATCCGGGCCACCACATCGCCCGCTGGGACGCGCTCGCCGCCCTCATAAGCCCGCAGACTGGTCAGGCTCACCGCCAGCCGTTCCGCAGCCGCCTCCTGCGTCAGACCTGCCGATTTTCGGGCGGTCCGGTAAATGTTTCCGCCGCCATTCGCCATGGAAATTCCTCCTTCCGTCTGATATGCTATGCTCAGGCACTGGCCGTGCCCACCAGCTCATCCAGCGAGCAGCCCAGCGCCTTGGCCAGCGCTACCGCCGTCACCAGCGACGGCACCTTGAGTCCGCTCTCGAACCGGTTGATGGCCGCCGCCGTCACATCGCACTGGCGGCCCAGCTCTGACTGGCTCAGGCCCTTGGCCTCACGCCGCCACCGGATGTTGTTTCTTAGTTGCACAATATCACCTACCTTTAACCATGGTTAACTTGACAGAGCGCGAAACGGGTGGTACGATGGGAAAGAAGAAAAAAATCAAAAGAAAACCATACGTACCACCCGCGTCTGCGCGCCGGCGTCACCCGGCAGCACAGGGGCGCTTGCCCTTGTGCGGTTCCTCTGCTGTGAAATATAGGGGATCGCAGTGATGAGGCCTAAAGGAAAACTTATCCGGTACTGCGCGTCCCGCGGGCCTGTCCGCCCGGGGGATGATTGGATTATAAAACTAAACAAACTTAAATGTCAAGATGTTTTATTAAGTTTATTAACTTTTGTGAAAATGTATGAAATTTTGAGGGTTCGCATATGCAGTTTTACGAAAAATATGTTAATCTGTGCAATTCGGTGAATAAGTCACCGTCCGCTGTTGCTGAGGAGATTGGGCTAACGGCAGCGGCCGCCACTGGGTGGGGGCAAGGCGCAAAACCGCGCAAGGCGACGCTGCTTAAACTAGCAAACTACTTTGGCGTGCCGCTAGGAGCGGTGGCAAGCGACAAAGAAAGCCCCGCCGAAAACGACGAGGCTTCGCTGCAACCGATTGCGCCTCACGAACAGGAACTGCTCAATTACATTCGCAGTTGTCCGCCTGAGGAGCAGCCTGCGGCGTGTCAGGACGCCGAGGCCTTTCTGCGTTTCCGCGCAGAAAAGAAATAGTTTCTTGCACAGCAAGTTCCGGGTCTTTGATGCTGCGAAGTAGCTGGATCAAACGAATTTCGCTTGCTGTCATGATATGTACCTCCGTATAAAAATTTGAAAGGGTGAGACATTTGAAGTTTAGCGAATTTCAGGAATATCAGCAATTCACAAAGCCCGCGGAACGGGTCAAGTACACCTTTAAGGTCGCTGGGACAAGCTACCGTACGGATGCCATCGAGGATATGCTCAACGAAGATTGCGATTACGGCGAAAGCAAATCTTACCTGAAGGAAAACTACATCGACGGAGATAGAATATGGAAATATCTCCCTGACTACAGGGACGACGTAGCTCTTGTTGACGAGCCAGAAAATGAGTACGACCCGAACGCGATCCGCGTAGAGGTTGGCGGCATCCATATCGGGTACGTCAAGAAAGGCAGCACCAGCCGCGTCCGCAATCTTCTGAAAAAGGACGATGTCCGAGTTAAGATAGACATTGGCGGAGGCCCATACAAGGAACTCTACGAGGACGAGGACGGGAAAATTCAAATTGAACGCGACGAGATAGAATTTTACGCAAAGCTTGAAATCACAGTGCCGGGAGAGTTGCCGAGCGCCACCGAATCACAGGCACCCGCAGGAGTTTTCAACGCACCGACGCCTACGGCTAGGTTCTGCCGTCATTGCGGCGCACAGCTGAAAGATAGCGCCAAGTTTTGCGGAAATTGCGGGGCAAGCGTAAGCGGAGAACAGCAAAAAAGCGTGACAAAAGAAGAGAAGCCAAAGAAGCAAAAGAAAGAGCAGCCACCCGCAACAAAGGCCCAAGCGTGGATTGTGTTTGCCATCGCGCTGTTTTTCCTGCTGGCGGCATGTGGATGCAAGCCGATCCTGCTAAAGGTTTTACTGTTTGCCGTAGGTGCTTTTCTGATGCTGGGTGCCATCGGCATGTTCTCCAACATCAAAAACCAGAAGAAATAGCCCGTGCCCAACTTGGGCACAAAATAATTTGATAAGGCCCCGCCGTCTCCGCAACGCCGGCGGGGCCTTGCATCCGGCCCGCGCCACCATCGCTTGCCGGGTGCACGTCCAGCGTAGCAATTTTCGGTCGGGTAGGTCAAGCCCGAATCTTGGCTTTCGACAGGGCTCGACGGCCAAGATTTGGGCCGGGCCGACCCAGAAATGGGTCGAAGGGGAGAAAATGGTACAAAAGCTGCAAGAAAAATGCCGAGAGGCGCGAGACCGTCTCGGCTACACCAACCAGGACATCGCCGATGCAACAGGCATCCCCCTGTCCAGCGTCAAGAACTTTTTCGCGGCCACCAGCAAAGTGCCCGGCCTCGTTTACGCCGGGCTAATCTGCAAATTTTTGGGCGTCTCTATCGACGAGTGCCTGTGTATTACACCCGCCGTCTCCACCGAGGCGCAGCTGCGCCAGCAAATGAAGGAGGACCGCATAACCAGCGAAAACCAGCGCCTGACCGAGGTCAACGGCCTGCGGAAAGAATTGGACAAAAGCCGCCTGTCGACGATCCTTGTCCTGTCCTTTCTGTGTGCCGTCCTCTCGGTGACGCTGATTTTCTACATCGTGATGGATTTCCGCATCAAGGACGCGGGTCTCATCCGGGGCGGCCAGGTGGGCGCCGGCGCGTGGGGCATCATCGCTTTGGTGGCCATCGCCTTCGGCGTCATGACCTCGGCGCTGTTCTCCGCTCTGCGCTACGCCCGCCGCATCGCCCCGAAGGAAAAGTCATGAGGTGCCGCAGCTGCCGCAAAGAGATTCCGGAGGGCGCGGTCTACTGCCAGCACTGCGGCGTAAAACAGAGCGTCGCCCGTCTCCCCAAGAGCCGCGGCAACGGGCAGGGGAGCGCCTACAAGCTGCCCAACGGCAAGTGGCGCGCCGCCGTCCTCGTCGGGTACCGGACTGATGTCGAGGGAAAAGTCCACCGCAAAGTGCGCTGCAAGGACGGCTTTAAGACGAAACGCGAAGCGCTGGAGTATATTCCGCTGCTTCGCGCCCGGCAGGAGCGGCCCAAGTCCGTCACCCTGAAAGAGCTATATGACCGCTGGGAGCCGACGCACCGCGCCGGAAAGTCCACCATGGGGAATTACCACGCCGCGTGGAAGTACTTCCTGCCGCTCCACGATCTCCCCGTGTCTGACATCGATGTGGATGACCTGCAGGACTGCATGGACGACTGCCCGCGTGGCAAGCGCACCAAGGAAAACATGAAGGCCCTGGTGGGCCTGCTCTACAAGTATGGCATCCCCCGCCGCCTGACCGACATGAATCTGGGCGAGTATCTGACGGTGACCGCACCCAGCGGAGAGGGCAAGTCCGGCTTGCCCATGGCGGCCGTGGAAAAGCTGCGCAAGGCCATCGGCACCGTGACCTGCGCCGACTACATCGTGGCCCAGTGCTATCTGGGCTTCCGGCCATCCGAGCTGCTGGCTCTCCGCATAGAGGACTACAATGCCGAGCTGCGGGCTTTCACGGGCGGCTCCAAGACTGACGCCGGCCGCGACCGCGTGGTGACGGTCTCGCCCAAGATCCAGTCCATTATCGACCGGCTGGTGGGTGCCCGCAAGGCGGGGTTGGTGTTCTGTATGGACGACGGCTCCGCCATGTCCAGCGCCGTCTACCGCGACCGCTTCTATGCCGCGCTGAAGGCCGTCGGCATCGACAACCCGACCTTCGAGCGGGACGGCAAGCAGTACCATGCGTTCACGCCCCATAGCTGCCGCCACACCTTTGCCACCATGATGAAGGGCATCCAGGCCCCCGACAAGGACAAGCTGGAGCTGATTGGCCACACCTCCACGGAGATGCTGCGGCACTATCAGGACGTCAACATTGAGGATCTTCGCCGCATCACAGATGCCCTCTAGCGGACGCGCTGCGAAGGGGTCTATAACATAGCTGCTACATAGTAGTGCCGTCTTTTCCGCGCAATTCCGTCGTGTCGGAGTGAATGGGGTTCAAGAGGCCTTGAGTTCGAATCTCAACACTCGGACCAAAAGTACCGTGTTTTGCACTAAATGCGCAAAACACGGTACTTTTTCTTTCCGTAAAAAATTGCAGGTGTGGCACTACACTGCGTCCTATAACATAGCTACAACATAGCCGCTTTGAAGGCTACGCGCCACGGTACATCCCCTGCAAGGTCTTGACCTCCGCCGCCTTGTCGATCTGCTTCTGGTGCAGATAGTCATAGACGGCTTTCATGCCCTCGGGCGGCTCGCCCTTCTCCTGCCGGTACTTCTCGATCAGCTTCGTTACCTCGGTATGCAGCATGGTCATGTGCTGCATCTCGGCGGCGGACAGATCAAAGAACACCTTCGACAGGTTGGGGTTGGTGTCTTTGTACTCCAGCGCACACTTGGCGTACTTGTGAGCGTCGCCGATCTCTTCGTCGACCATCTCAGACAGCTTCTGGATCAGCTTCATGGCGCACCTCACAGCTTCTCGACCGTGACGGCAAGATTCTCCACCACGGCCTCGGTGCCGCCCAGGATCAGGGACAGGATGCTGCTTTCGCAGCCGCAGGCGTTGCGGATCAGCGCCGTGATGGCAAGATTCAGCGCATCATTGGCGGCGGCAGCAGTTTCTGTCGCGGTCGCGCCGATGATCTCCACGCCGTCCTTCTGGGCAGTCAGGGAGACGGCTCCTGCGGCGGTGGGCGCTACGGTGGCGCTGACGTTGACCAGATAGTAGCCCTGGCCGCACAGGGTAATGGTGTTGCCGTCCTGCTTGATGTTGCAGCCGAACCGGCGCGTGGTCACGCCGACCGGCACAACGCCGCCCACAGCCACGGTGGGCTTGCTGGTGTTCGTGGTATAGATTGCAGATTTGCTCATAATATTCCCCTCCTTAAAATAATAACGGGGCAGCTGTTGCCGCCCCGCTTGCCTCGCCTGAAAGGGCGTACTTGTAAGGCTCGCTTACACGTTGCCGCAGCCGCAGCCGTTGCCGCAGAAGGGGGACATGCCCGCGTTGTAGGTGTAGCCGTTGGGATAACGGACGACGCCGAACATGCGGTTGTCCATCTCCAGGCTGGCGATGCGGGCGGACTGCTCCGCGATCCGCTGCTCCAGCTGGGACTTCTCCAGCGCGGCGAACTTGGCCTCGATGTTGGCGTTCACACCGTCGATGGCCCGCTGCGTGTTGCAGCAGCATTCCGCCAGCTGCGCCTGAATGCCGTTGCCGGTCTGCATGATGGTCATGTTGGTGCCGTTCTGCGCCAGCGCCATCTCCTTGCCCAGCTGGCCAATGTTGCCCTGCATCTCGTAGCCGAGGTTACAGATGCCGTTGCCAATATTGGTCAAGCGGTCGTTGATCTGGCCGAATTGCTGGCCGAAAAGGATCTCCTGCTGGCTGGCTGCCGTGGCGTACTGGCCGAAATCGCTCTGGCGGCCAAAACCGCCGCCGAACATGACGAAGAACAGAAACAGGATCACAACGATCAGCAGACCGCCGCTGCCAAAGCCGAAGCCGCCATTCTCGCCGCCGACGGCAGCGCGCAGATCACTCAGACTATAGTTGTCCATGTTGAAAACTCCTTCCATCAGAATATATCATAAACCGTTGCGCACCGGCTTATTTCAAGAACTGCATCAGCCACCCAGCCGTGTCCTTCAGCTCCGCAAACTGCTCTTTTGTCATCTGTCCGGAGCTCAAGAGTTGCATGACCTCTTCCTCCGCCTTTTCCGGCGTCATGTTGGCTGCGAACTTGCGGAACTGGCTGACAAGGGCCAGGGGGTTATTCAGCCGGCTTCTGCCGCCGCTTAGCATCTGCATCATCGGGTTTGCCACTGAGCATCTCCTCCAATCTCTTCACGCGATCTTCCAGGCTGTTGACGTCTACCACCGGCGCAGGCTGGTATGGGGCCACCGAATACGGCGCCACCGTGGCGTACCCTGCACCGTCCGTTGTTTTGAGCCACACGATGGGGTCATGCTCGTCCATCAGCAGGATGGAGCTGTTGGGAGCCATCCTGAAGGCCTCAGCGCCGCCCTTTCCGTTCACGCGGGTAACTTGCCCCATAAACGCCTGCGGGCCGCCAGCGGCGTTCTGAGGGCCGCCAGAGGGGCATCCGTAGGGGCTGCCGTAGCCCATCGGCTGATAGGGATTAAAATATGCCATCGTCCGCACCTCCTTGTTGATAAAATCATAAAACAAAAAAGACCCAACAAAGGGCCTGAAAAGGGTCCCCGTTGGGTCTTTCTTTCACTTGTTATTAACGGCATCCGCGATCTTGCGGTAGCCTCTGCGCCTGCACTTCTTCACGTACTCCTGCGACGCGAAGAGCCGGTCGGCCACCTGCTGGCGGGACTTTCCCCGCACGTCGCATTCGATGATGCAGAACGCCTCGTCCTCTGGCAGCTCCAGCCCGGCGATGAAACTCACCGCCCGCTGGGGTGCCATAGACTGTAGCTTTGCCCGGATAGCTCGATGTGTCGGATTCATACTGATTCCCACGCCGTGAGCTTGCGGAGCTATTCACGGAGGCGGAGGGCGGCGGATCGTAGCCTCACGCCTCGCTCAGATTTTTTTTGAAAAAATTCTGCGATTTATGCTTGACATACCACCGAATCGGTGGTATACTAAACCCGGAAGTTAGATATGGATCGCCGCCACGCGGCAGAGAGGAGAACAACATGAACGAGAACATCAAAGCCATCGCCCCGGTTGATTCCTGGTGGAACGCCCAGCCCTCCAACGACATGCCCATCTACGATATCGACGGCGCTCTGTACTGCGCCGACGGCTGGAACGGCGAAGCATACCTGCGCTCCTTCCGGGTGCTGAACCGCTACGACCTCGACACGGAGAACCCGCAGGAAGTCGAGCTGTGGCCCGTCTACCGCTTCCAGGCTGAGGGCCGGGAGTTTGACGAGGAGAACGCCGACCGCGACAGCGAGATCGTCGCGTTCGAAGTCCGCTGACAGAGAGGAGGCCGACTATGAACGATAAGCAGTTCAACATCCTCTGGGCCGAGGCTCTGGCTTACGCCGACCGCGACGCCTATCTCTCCGACGCGGCCCTGTCCTCCATCTGGGATGACGCGCCTGACGCTGCAATCCCGGATGACCGTCTCCGGCAGCTCGGCCAGCTATGGGACGCTGCCCACCTGACGGTCAAGGCGATCCGTGCCGCCACCGGCCTGTCCCAGGCTGCCTTTGCCCAGCGCTTCCTCATCCCCCGCCGGACGGTGGAAAACTGGGAATCTGGCACGAACACCTGCCCAGTTTACGTCCGCCTCCTGCTGGCCCAGGCCGTCGGCCTGTACGAGAGAGACTGACGCTTATTGTTCAACAGCGCACCCATACGGGTGCGCTGTTGTCGTTCCTCACACCCTTACACCTTGACGATGTACGCCCCCGGGAACTTGGCCCGCACGGCGTCAAGAAAAATGTCGGCATTGGTCTTGCTCTCGAACGCGCCCACCTGCACCCGGTAGATCGTGCCCGAATCGGGCACCGGCTCCGGATCAAGGTCGATTTGCTTGTCCGGCGCGATGTAGGGGATGCCGAAGAACTCGCACACCGCCTGACAGGTCTGCTCCGCGATGGCCTCCATGTTGTCGATGAGCCACTGAGCCTCCTCCGGATTGTCGTGGAAACCGAACTCCGGCAGCACGGCGGGCATGGTGGGTGCCCGCAGCTCGTAGAGGCGCGTGTCCTCGATCAGCCGCTCGGAGGTGCCCGGCGACATGGGCGCGATGCGATCCTGAATCAGCTTGCCAATCTTGCGGCTCTTGTCGCTGGGGTAGCAGTGGACCCTCGTACCCGCCACGGAGCCGTTGAAGCCGTTGGTGTGCAGCGCGATGTGGAGGTCGGCGGGCCAGTTATTGGACGCCCGCACCCGGTCGTACATGCCGCCATACTGAGCGTTGATGACTTCGCAGCCGCAGCGCTTCAGGGCCCGTTCCAGATAGTCGGCGCACCGGCCCATCTGTTCCTTCTCGTTGGTGGCCTTGCCGTTCCACAGGGCCTCGCTGGCGTAGACGTTGCTGGCCCGGTCTTCCGGGCTAAGAAATACTTTAGGCATTGTCGCTGCCCTCATTGGCCTTGTCCTTGTTGTACTGCGCCGTGGAAATGCCCAGCACCGCGCCTGCGAAGGCCGTCACGGCGTTCAGCGTCAGCACCACATCGTCGGGCCGGGGCCAGCCCCAGACAGGCGCCAGCGCGGCATACAGCGTGGCGATGGCGGGCAGCACAATCATCACCACCCACTTGAGAGTATCATAGATTTTGTCATTCAGCTTCATGTTCTTATCCTTTCCGGGCCTTTGCCCTGTCCGTTATTTTCGGATCGGCAGCCTGCGCACTTCCTCCATCACGCGCTTGGCGCTGCCGTTTCCACCCATTTTTTCATACGGCGCGTACAGATAATCGTTGAGGTTTTCATACTCGTCCTGCGTGATCTCGCCCCGCTGGACGTAGGTCATGCCCAGATGGATGATCCGGTCATGGGCCAGCCCCACCAGCATTTTCCTCTCCGCGTCGTTCTTGTCCATCCGCTTGGCGATCAGCGCCCACAGGCCGCCGCTGGTCAGCGCGGCCACCACCAGCGGCACAATGATTTGTACCCAGAGTTCTGTCACTCCGCCACCTCCGTTGCCGATATCACCCCGCTGTCGTTGACTGTGATGCGGAATTTCTTGGTGGAATCTGGTGTGGTGGAATGCAATATTACGAATGGTGTACAAATTGCACCGGTACCGAGAACTTGAAACCCTTTTCCTTTTGATCCGTCGGATTTCACCTCAAAAATAACTGCATCAGTTCCACTGCCTACATAGTTATGATACGGGCATACCATGGCACGTTGTGTGTCGGGGCTCACCAAAAAAGTCGATGCGTCAACGCGCCCATGGCCGCAATTCCATCCCTTAAAGGTTGCAGAGTTAAGATCATACGTTATTTCACCACTATCATTAAGGCTACCATCAAAAAAGAGAGTTAACCCATCAAGACTATCGGCGCGCAACACATAAGTATTGTCTATAATTAAGAGATTAAGGGCATAAAAGAATTCTCCCCCCCATGATACTGCGGCGATTTTACCGCCATCAATGTCGTCTTGATAGGCCAATATCTGATTCTCGGTGATTGTGGGCTTATTATATAAAAGCACCCTTGATACAGCATCGTCTTCGATATATTCAGCGGGTAGTTTTTCATATATATATCCTTGCGTTGTTATGCTAATAACATGACTGGCCGACGTGTTTTGTGTATAAACACCAAGATTGTTTATCAAAAATGGCTCTCCTGTGTTTTCCGACGAGCTTTCCGTGATTGACAAATTGCCAATATACTTGAAAGTATTAAATTGTTTGCAAACACACTCGTACTCAACCCCATCCCAGTTAATTGTATACGTCTGCCCTACAACCAAATCCCTCTCTGAGGGAAAGTCATATGTGTAAAAATCAGAATCATTTGTAAAATGATATGTTGCTTCATCCAAAAAAGAGACGATTCCAGGCATTCTATAAAACGGCCTATTCTTCACATAGTCCGGGGCGGTCTCGTCGTTCTGGTTCCAGTCGGGTTGCACCAGCTTCGCCTTGATCTTACCCCACAGGTACGCAAGGCCCGTTTTGTCCAAATAGCTCATAGGGCACCTCCTTATGCGTCAGCCGTGATGGTGTCGATCTCCCCGTTGGTGATGGCCTCGACCTCAAACGCGGCACCCAGGGCGTCCCACGCCTCACCCGTCCAGGCGTAGTTCATGCCGGTGTCCTCCACGTTCCACACGTCGCCCACCTCGTTGCCTTCCGTGGGCAACAGGGAGTAGCTGGCCTTGCTGCCCTTGTACTTATACAGGCCGGAGATATCGCTTTTCTTGGCGTAGTCACTGGCCGGAGAAAATCCCGCTAGTTTGGCATAGTCCGCCGCCGACATCAGCCCCGGGGAACTAGCCGTGGCGTTCTCATAGGTTGTGTCCGTAAACGCCGCGTTCTCCGGCACGTCCTTGCCCACCGTGTGGCCGCCCACCTTTTCGGCGTTGTCCACGATGCCGTTGCCGTTGGTGTCGTACACGCTTTTCAGCATGTCGCCGCCGCCCGCGTTGGCCACGAAATCGTCCACATACTTCTTGGTGGCCGCGTCCATGTCGTCGGTGGGTGTGCCGGACAGCTTCAGCTTGCCGGTCATGGTGCCGCCCGCCAGCGGGACATACTTACTCAGCGCGGGCTTAATCTTGCTGTTCCACAGATACAGCAGGCCATTGGAATCCAGATATTTATTCATTTCAGCAACTCCTCTATTTCAAGATTGGTAAGACTTTCAACCGGTACTTTGGCGTACAGCGCCTGATCCGGCGTTACGCCAAGGTTGTCCCCGATGGTCTCAAAGGGTTTGTTCAGCAGCTCGCTCCACTCCGTCGCGCCGCCGGTGCTGCTGGGGATGACCACGCGGCCCACCAGCTCACCGGAGGGCTGCTGCGTGCCTTTCAGCTCTCTCATGCCATCGTCACCTCCTTCGTCAACACAAGATCGCCGCACGGGACGACCGTATACACATCGTCCCCGCTGCGCAGCTCCACGTCGTACTTATAGGTGCCGTACTTCAGCGACGCCGTGTCGCCGGGCTTCAGGCGAAAGATGTTGCCGCCCGTCAGCGTCTTTTCGATCAGCACTGCCGCTTCTTTATAGGGGTATTTCCGCACCGTAAAGATCAGCTTGTCGGTTTTCGACATGACGTAATCATCGCCGGTGGCGGAGTTGGTGATTTTCACCGCGATATCGGCGCTATCTCCGCGGGTCAGATAGATGGAGCCGCCGTCGATTTCCAGCATAGTGCCCTCCTCATTTGTCGATATAATTGATGCTGCTGATGATCCACAGCTTGTCGTAGTCGATCAGGCTGACGCTCTTGTGCCAGTTGTCCAGCACCAGCAGAAACCGCGCCTGCTCGTATTCCTCCGCGCCGATGACCGTCACGCTGTGGTTGTGATAGTAGCTCCTGCCGTCCTCCCACAGGTTCAGCACCAGCGGGATGTTCCGGCTCACGGCGTCCTTTACCATGCGCCACGTCCAGCCCACGCCCTTGCCGTAGGCGCTGCGGGCTTTGCCGGGGATATTCCACCGCCGCGCAAACTCTCGCATGATAGCCTTCACGACAAGCGGGTTGGTGCCTCGCTTGTCGCCGTTGTAGCCATACTTGAGGGCAATGCCCTCGATGTCGCCGTAGTACTTCTTGCCAAAGACGCAGGCCAGCGACGTCAGCGTGCAGTCCAGCCGCTTGCCGTAGTCGTCCTGCAATAGCCCCTCCAGGGGGATCAGCTTGCGCCAGACCTGCTTGCCCCGCCGGGGGTACTCCAGATCCAGCCACGAGTAGTCCAGTCTGTGTGCCATCGTGCACCTCCTCACACCGTGGCTGTGACGGTTGCGAATGCGGTCTCCGTCGCCTTAATGTTGCTGTCGCTGCCGCTGTACGTCAATGTAACGGTCATGTAGTCTGTCACTGAGCCGGAATAGTCTGTGGTCAGTTCGATGATCGCGCTGAAGCCGGACGCTGCGTCGCCCGTCGTGTCCCCCACAGATGCCCTGAACCTGCCCTGCTGCATTTTAGCGCCCAACGAGAAGCTGGCGGCGTCGGAAGCCGGCAGCATGCCGGGAGCCGTTATTTCAACCCGGTATTGCAGCGTGCCGGTCTTGGCTAGATAGAGCCTGTAGCGCGCTTTGTTGATCGACCAGTACAGCGTTTTGTCCTCCGCTGTCCCATCCGCCCACCGGCAATGCTGCGGATCGGCCAGTGAGTAGGTGATGCTGTAGGTCCCGGCGCTTACGGCGGACACTGTCCCCGCCCGAGTCATCAACGCGCTGTCGTAGCCGGTCACCGTCGGTGTTATGGCCGACCCGGTGTAGGTGTAGTTGCTGCTCTCCAGCGCGGGCACCGGCACCAGCGTGATGGGCCGCTTAAACGGCGTCATGTTGAAGATCATGCCAGGATCACCACGTTTCCGGTCAGATCCGCCGTGGGGACCGTCTCACACGCGAAGGTCAGCGCCCCGCCGCTCTGAGCTGCGCACCGCACCCCGGCGTCGCTCCACGCCACAAAGCTCACCGGAGCCGCCGACGTGATGACAAGCGCCGATTCCGTCATCCCCGTCACGCTCACCGTCTGCGTCTTCGCCTCCGCGTCCCACCCGGAGGCAGGCAGCGAGACGGCGGTACCCGACACTTCGGCGTCGTTGCCGTTCCAGACAGTGAATGGCAGCTCCAGTGTGGTGGGCGGCGCGCCGCTGGCGTTGTACTGGGTCATCGTGAACACCAGCTTTGTGCCGCCGTTGCGATGCTCTGTGGTGGCCTCTGCCGCCGTGCCCGTCACCGTCACGTCGTTGCCGTGGGTACCGGGGTTTCCCTTTTCGCCCGCCTCACCGTCGAAGATCGTCGCCGTATGGCCGCCGTCCGCGTCCGTGAACGTCACCTGCGTATAGCTGCGCCCTCCAGTCACCTCTATCCGGGTGACAGACACCGTCGGGCTGACGCCCGGGTCGCCCTTCGCGCCCCGCAGATCGCCCGTGGTCAGGCTGGTGCCGTCCGTGGCCGTGACCGTGACCTTGCCGGTGTCCTCGTCGTAGGCGAAGCTCTTCACGCCGCCGTGGCCGTCCAGCCACGCCGTCAGCGTGGCCTTCAGAAGCTGTCCCGTCAGCTTCTTGGCCGCCCCGGCCTGTTCCAACACGAACAGGTCGGTGACGCCCATGACCGGCACCTCCGGCAGTTGATTGATGTTTTTGTCAGCCATCGCTTGCTTCCTCCGTCTCCGCCAGCAGCCGGTCCAGCGCTTGGATGCACCCCAGCAGCAGGTCAAGATTGCCGCTGCCGTGCACCTCGACCCTGTCCAGCGCCTGCCGGACGGCCTGAATGGTGTTTCTTTCGATTGTTTTCATGACGCCCTCCCTATGTGGCCGCCAGCACACGCTTTGACGCAGTGACGCCGTTTTCGTTTTTATAGCGAATGACCGTGCCTACATACTGTGCGCCGTTGACATAGAGGCTTGGGGTAGAGATTAGCCCCGTGTAGGTCTCGCCTGAGAACAGCTTGCTGATGTTGGCAACATCTGCCTTGATGCCCTTGATCGTCGCGCCGTTGATCTCGCAGTAGTTGGCCTGCAGATAGCTGGTGGTGATCTGGTTGCTCTCCAGCGTGCTGATCCGCGCCACAGCGGCGTTCAGACTGGAGATGTCGGCCTTGTTCGCCACCAAATTGCCGATCTGCGCCACCTGCGTGTCCAGCGCCCCGATGCTGGCGGTGTTCCCGGCGATGTCCGCCGTGTTCTTGGCCGTCTGTTTCTTTTGCCGCACGGCGTCCCGCTCCTGGGCAGAGAGATAGGGGTACTCGCTGTCGATCTCCTCCTCCGCCGGGGCGCTCACGTTGGTGCGGAGAAGCCGCGAGAACGTGGTCGTCTTGGCGTGTATGCCGCCGTATAAGCCGCCCACCGTGATCCCGTCGCCCAGCTCGGCGGCGGGATCTAAAAGGGCGCTGTCTGCCTCGTAGGGCCGGTATTGATACCCGGACACCGACGCCAGGATGTTGGCCGCCAGCGCCGCCCCGTCTCCGCTGGGCAGCACCGGCACCTCCACCAGCAGCTCCCGCCCCGTGTCGTCACCGGAGGAGTAGCTGTTGGTGCCATCCGTCACCGTCACCTTGGTGTAGGGCTGCAATTTGTCCGATTCCTTCAAGCTGCTGGCCCGATTGCCTACAAATGTCTTACCCGACAAGGATTCTGTCACCTCCAAACGTGATGGCGCTTCCCACGCCGTCCACCAGATAGCTGGTCTCCGCCGCCGTCAGCTTCAGCAGCACCAGCCGCAGCTCACCCACCGGCGTCATGCACCAGTTGCCGCCATAGCACCCGGCGATGGTCTGCAAAAGTTCCCGGCAGGTGTAGTCCGTGGGGGAGGGGATCACGTAGCTGCGCCCCGACGCCGCGAAGAATGCCGCCGCCTCGTCGTCCAGCGTGATCCCGACTTGGGTACAGATCCGGTTGACGATGTCGATGTCCACCGCGTCTGTCCCGGTGTACCACTGCTCCGTGGCCAGCATCTTGTCATAGCCGTGCAGCGTCAGCACACCGGTCTGCTTGTTGTAGCTCCGCTTGTCCACGTTGTACACGCCCTGCGCGATCCACTCGCTGGTCCGTCCGTCCGCGCCCACCAGCCGCACCTGGGGCTGCAGCTTGGCCATCCGCGCCACGCTGCCGGACGCTACCCCCAGCAGCGCCGCGGACACCTCACCGGCCACCGCCCCGCCCACGGCGGGGGTGGTGCCGGAAAAGAGGGAGCCCTCGGTCTTCAGGCTGCCCTCCACCAGCTCCGGCGTGCCGTAGGCCGCGCCGTCGATCAGCAGGCGGCTCTCTTCCGTGTGGGGCAGCGCCAGCAGCTCCTGATATAGTGCGCTCGTCGTCTGCATGTCACATCTCCTCCAGCGTGATACTCTCCGCCGGGCTCCACTGCTGGCCGCCGGCCAGGCAGCGGCTCAAAAACTGCGCCGTCTGCGCTGGGGCCCGCATGCTGGCCACCACCACGGCCTGCCGCTGCAGGCAGAAGTACTCCACCTCCACCGGGTGGCCCAGCAGCGCCGCGCTGATCTTGGCCGCGTTGCCGGCGCTCTGGGGGTTCAGCTTCACCGTCACGCTGCCCCGCAGCCGCAGCAGCTTGTCGTGGTCCACGCCGTCCATGGTGGTCACCGTTTCTGTGAACACCGGCTGCACCGCCGTGGTGTAGCTGTCCCGCTCCACATACGGGGCCAGGTCGACCCCGGCCGCCTTGAACTTGAAAGAGATCATCCTCGCGCCCTCGCTCTCTGCATGGCGTAGTCATAGGCCGTCTCGCCGATCACCCGGCCATCCAGCACACTCTGCACCACAATGGTGACCGGCTGCCCGGCCCCCAGCTTGTCGGAGATGCCGCCCAGCAGCCCTTCCACGCCCGCCAGGCTCGGCCCGTTGCCGGAGAGCGGCTGCACCACAGCCTTGCCGCCCGTCAGCGTCAGCAGCTCCGGCCCGGCCTCGCCCACCACGGCGCTGCCCTGGGACAGAATGCCGCCCTTGGCCAGATAGGGAATGCTCCCAACGCGGGCCAGATGCAGTCCAAAGCTCTTGCCGCCCAGCAGCGGCACCCAATCCGGAATTTTGAAGCTAATGCTGTTCAGCGCGTCGATCATCATGTTGATGCCGTTGATAGCCCCGTTCAGCAGTGCGATGACGCTGTTGATCGGCACCTTGGCGATGCTCGCAAAGGCGTTGAAAGTGCCCCGGAAGATTTCCTTGACACCCTCCCAGGCCCGCTGCCAGTCCATGGTAAACACGCCCCGGATAAAGTCGATGACGCCGTCAAACACCTGCTTGATGCTGTCCCAGATGTTTTTCACGCTGGCGAAAAACCCGTTCAGCTGCTCGCCCAGTACCGGCCCGAACAGCTCCGTCCAGTCCCGGGCAAATACGCCCTGCAGCCAGTCGTCCAGCTTCTGCAGCGCCGCCTGGATCTCATCGCCCCAGATGGCGATAGCCGCAATGGCTGCCACGATTGCCGCCACGACCAACCCGACGGGACTGGCCAGCGCGGGAAGTATTTTCATCAGCCCGCTGACCGCTCCCGCGATATTTGAGATCGCGCCCGCCACAGGAGAAATGGCCGCCGCAGCGCCCATGCCAATCAGCGCGAACTTTGCCCCGCCGGGCAGGTGATCCCAGATATTCTGCAAAATCGGGATGATGTTGTCCGCCATGGTCTGAAACGCGGCGATCACGTTGTCCGTCAGCTGGCCCACGTCGGCGTTGGCGTCGCCCATGCCTGCCAGCAGGTTGCTGACGGAGGCCTTGAAAGCGGCGATAGAGCCGGAGATCGTCCCCTCCGCCTCTTTGGCAGTGGTGCCGGTAATGTCCATCTGCTCCTGAATTTTGTGGATAGCTTCGAGGATTCCGGAGAATCCGACCTCCTGCAGCGCCGCGCCAATGCCCTTCGAGTCGCTCAGGTCGATCAGCTTGTCGCCCAGGATGCCGGACTCGTTGACCAGACGGGCCATCTCCGTAGCCGTGCCGCCATAACCCAGCTTCAGGTTGTCCAGCATGGTGTAGTTCTGCTTCGCAAAACCTTGATAGGCGTTCTGGATGCTCTGGATGTCGCTGCCCATCTTGTTGGCGTTGTCCGCCATGTCCGTGATGGCCATATCCGCCATCTCCACGGCCTTCTTGGTGTCGCCGCCCAGGCTGCTCACCAGCGACGCGGCAAAGCCCGTGGCCGTCTCCATATAGGCATTGGCGCTCAGGCCCGCCGTCTTGTAGGCATTGTTGGCGTAGTTCACCAGCGTCTTGGCGTCGCCCTTGAAAAGCGTCTCCACGCCGCCGATCAGCTGCTCATAGTCGGCATAGCTATCCACGATTTTTACGGTCGCGGCAGCGGCGGCGGCAAGTCCGGCCTGCGCTGCGCGGGAAATCCCTTTTGTGGCGTCGGCCACCTTCTGGGCACCCTTCGCCACCTTGTCCGCAGTCGCACCGATTTTCTCAAGAGCGGTGTTGGACTGGTTGGCGGCTCTTGTCAGATCATCCAGCGAGTTTTCCGTCTCGATGATCTCTCTCCGGAGGCTCTGAAACTGGGCGCTGTTTTCATCAACGCCTGAGTCCTTCAGCTGCTTCTCGGCGTCCTTCAGCTGCTCCAGCTTGTTCTTGGTCTCGCCCACAGCCTTGGATAACAGCTGATGCTTCTGCCGCAGCAGCTCCGTGTTGCCGGGGTCCATCTTCAGCAGCCGCTTGACGTCTCTCAGCTTGGCCTGGGTGTCGTTGATCTCCTTGTTGACCTTCTGCAGCGCTTTGTCCAGCCCGGACACGTCGCCGCCGATCTTAACGGTAATGCCCTTTACCCGACTGCTATTTGCCATGCGCCCACCTCCTTACTTGGGGAAAAATGCGTCGATATCGGCCTGAGTGGCCTTGTAGGGATACTTGTGCTGGTCATTGGCCTTTTCCGTACACATATCGTAGACCATGCCCATGGTCATCCCCGTTAGAGCCTCGTCAGACAACCCCAACTGAGCGCAGCGCAGCATGAACTGCGCCCCGTTGGGCTCGCGGGTTGTCTGTCTCACTTTTTTGCCGGTGTACTGGTCGTCCGCTGGTTGGCGTCCCACAGCTCCAGAATGGCCGGCAGCACATCGTAGACCGAGAAAACGCCGTCCAGCTGATCCAGCCACTCGTCCGGGCTCTGACCTACCACTACGTCGCCGTTCATCAGCACCCGGCCGGACTCCGTGTCCCGGAACTCCGCGCCGTGCTTCAGCATCACCCACGCGATGTTCTCGAAGATCTCCAGATCCATGGCCGTCATGGCTGCCCCGTTCTGTCCTTCTTCGTCCGCGCCCGCCTTTTGAGCCTCCAGCGCGGCGTTATAGGATTTTTTCAGCGTCGCCATGTCCCGGATGATGTCCCGGCCGATCAGATGGCGATAGAGCCGCGGCACCAGCGCCGAGGCTCGCAGCGTGACGGTCTTGCCGTCGATCGTTACCGTTTTTTCCATTACGCGGCGCCCTCCACAAAGACCTGGCTGAACCAGCCGTTCTTGGTGGCCTCCGGCGTTTCAGACGTGGTGCGCGCCATCACGTTGCCGTTGCCCAGCGGGGCGGCGGAGATGGTGCTGCTCTGGGTCTGGGGCTCCTTGGTGTCCTCCTTGGTCTTGGCGGCGATGGCCGGGCGGGTGCCCGTGCAGTTATAGAGGACGTAGCAGTCCTCGTCCGCGTCGCCGTCGATCTGGAACAGCAGCGCGAAGGCCTTGGCTTCCGTGTTGGCGTTCTCTGTCAGCACTTTGCTGGTGGTGCCCAGCGTCATGCCCCACACGTCCTGCAGCATCTTGTCGATGATGCGCGCCATCTCCAGATCGCCCTCGTAGCCGTTGTTTACGGGGCTCTGGTAGTACACGATGCCATCGGCGTAGAACTTGGTGATCTCGCCCTGCTGCTCAAGATTCAGGTTCACCGCGCCCGGCACCGCCACCGGCGTGCCCCAACTGTAAGTGGTGGCGCCGCCCGTGGTGGTCTCCGTCAGCACGGCGTAATGCACGTTCTTCAAATTGAACTGGACTTTATTTTCATTTGCCATAATTACACCTCAAATTCATAGATGATCGCGTATACTCTCTCGTCCTCCACCCAGCCCTCTGTCTTGGTGTAGGCGACCTCTGCGCCCTGCAGCATGGTGTCCACAGCCGCCTCCAGCGCCGGATCCTTCTCGGCGGTATACAGCGCCGCCTCAATGGCCTGCCAGGAGGCGTATACCACGCCGTCGGCGTAGAAGAGATTGTCGTTTTTCACCTGATAGGTGATCCGGGGTAGGGGAGGGCGCGGCCCTCTGGTGCCGGCCTGCCGCCACTGGTGATAGACCACCGGCAGCCCCGTGCCCTTCAGCACAGCGTCTACCTGCGCCAGCGTCATGCTTACCCGCCTCCCTTCAGCCCGTTTTTGATGTACTGCTCCAGCTTATCCGCTGCGGCATCCGCCGCCGGCCGGATGTGGACAAACGCCTTGACGCGGCCCAGCGGCTTTTTTCTAACAATCAGGTCGTGCCCCTTCTCCAGCAGATGCGTCAGCCGGTAGCGGGGCGCTTTAGCGTACACGACCTTCGCGTAGGCGTACCGTCCGCGCGCTCCGGCGTCCCGCTTGGACGCCCAGCTTTTTCGGTAGTCGCCCGTGCCGCCGATACCCGCCGCCGGGATATCGTTGCGGACCTCGGCCACGGTCTCCCTGGCCACTTTGTCCACAGCGTCCTTCATGACATCCAGCGTCACGTCCCGGTATCCCTCAAGGACATCCATCACGGCGTCCGACAGCTGGTCGATGTTGATGCTGCCGCTCATCCCCGCACACCGTCCTTCATTTCGAGATAGAGCTCAATATCCCACCCGTCGTTGACGGGATAGGTGCGGTAGATGCTGTAACGCTGCTTGCGGTAGTCAGCTTCCGTCTCGCCTCGGTAGTCCACGAAGGGTACGGTCACCACCAGCTCAGGCCGATGCCCGGCCGCGCCGGCAGCCGCCCACTCGCTGCGCCGGATGCCTCCGGCCTCGCACAGCACCCGCCGCCGCTTTTCCGGCCCGGACTTGCGGAACACGCCGATCTCGTCCTGCGTGCCCAATTCGGGCACGATCAGATACAGCTCGTCAAACATCGCCGCCCTCCGTTGCCTTCCGCACCGCCCGGTCGTTGATGGCCATTTGCAGCGCCGGAGGCTTTCCGAGCCCCGGGTCTTTCTGGCTGCGCCACAGCCACCCGGCGTAGAGGATTACCAATGTCTGGTCGCCCTCGTCCTCCGTGTCGGCCCCGAACTTGTCGATGGCTGTCCGCAAAAAGCCCTCCAGCAGCTCGTCATAGGCGCAGGACGTCAGCGGCAGGCTCAGCTTCAGCCGCGTCAGCAAAATTTCCATGTCCATGGCGTTTTGTTCCTTTCTGCCGCAAGGCGGCGGACTGATTGCTGCTCCCGCTCAGTCCGCCGCCCGGCGTATATGCCTCAGGACGCGGGCACCGCGGCCACATTGCCCACGGAAATCACGCGATCCTTGGCGTCGACCTCCACCACGGTAATGGGAGCGCCCGCCGCCGCGGCAATCTGCGTAGAGCCGGAGGTCAAATCCTCCCACTCGCTGCTCTTCAGCTTCTCGCCCACCTTCAGGCTCACGCTGGAGCGCACCGCGTACTTCAGCTTGGGCAAAGATTCCTTCGCACCGCTCACCGTCACCACGGTGTTGCCGCTGCCGGTGCCGGCCGCGGCGGTGCACACCAGAACATTCAGCTTGGTGTTGGCATAGTCCGGCTTGAAGTCGTAGCTGGTGGTCACGGCGGTGTTGGCGTAGTTAATGGCCAGAAAGCCCTCACCTACGGCGGGCTGACCGTCATAGCGGGCCGTGCCCTTGAACACCGTCTTGTCCTCCAGGAAGAAAACAT